CAGCCGGACTTCTGTCTTTTGTCCTTTTTCCACTGGAGTGCCTTTTTAAAGGCATCGTGGTTTTTGGGTTAACGTTTTTGTTAACCTGTTTGGTTTTTTTGATGGCGGTTTGGCCATTCGTTATTGTTTCTTTGTGGGGTTTACTACCAGCCCCACTGGTTGTTATTGGTGTTGTGACCAATGCACACATTATTAGTGCTCTGATCTTTTTCTTATTATTGATCACATTGCGGAGATTCATCCGGAGTGAGTATAAACTCATCAAATCTGTAGGCCCGCAACACGCACTCTGGTGTGATACTGGTTCTTCAAGCCATTGGTTCGGCACAACGGTTCCCCGTTGGACTGCCGCCGCTTTTGAGCTTGATGATGCTCGCTTATTGGGACAGTTTCAATCAAAATTTATGATGTTGCTGGTTCCCGACAATCACTTTGCAAATTATTACGAACTCACTAGCATGTTCTGGTCTATATGTATTGTCCAGATCCATGAAACTTTACTACCTGGCCCTAAAGTTTGGTTGTTATTTGTGCTTTGGAGTTTGAATCTTTTGCTGGTCCTTTATTTGCGACCCCTCAAACGCCTTTTGTCAATTCTGCGGTACTACTTATTGCTTGTGGTTGCAATCGTGAGTGTCAACCCTGGGACCATTATTTTTGCTCTTGGTGTCGTATGGGCTGTTTTTGTTTTCCTCCTCTCTCTGTTTTCAACAGAGTTTGTTGAGTGGCTTAGTTGGCAAATCACGTCTGTGGCGGTTGACATTGCAAACGCTATGGTTGAATGGAATTTTGTGTCCCGCAAGTATATGGACCGGTCCGGTTTTCGCCCGACGACTTCGGGAAGTGGCTTTATCCCCGTTTTGAAAAATAGCGTTTCAAAACTTGCTATCGTGATCGCTGACCTCGGCCTGCCATCTTATTTGCTCGGGTCGAACACACGGTACGACGCCCAACATGTCCAGGATACGCTTGACCTCATGCGGGATGCTGGGTGGCCAATCAATGTTGATTTGGCTGACCCTTCCCGGTTTGCATCCAGTTCAAAGTATGCCTCATGGTTGGTAGGTGGGTCAACATGGCAACAAGGCATTCACAATCGTAAGATGTATGTTGATGTGATGTTGGACCCTCTTCGCGTAAAGGCTGTTGAATGGAAACGCACTGAGGAGTATCGCACTTACGAGAATGAACAAGAATCAATTTCTCGTTATTTCAAGAGCCCGCGCTATAACTTCCCCGACTTGGAGGTCAATGATGTGTGGTTCCTCCTGGGTGATATCTTCCGTCATTCTCGTATCACCCCGATGAATTACATCATCAAGAAATGGGAAAAGAAGTATGCACTTGGTTCTTTTATGGTTGACCCAGACAATTCGCGCAAGAAATATTCTCGTTGGAAATTTATTTCAACCATTGGTTACAAAAATTTTAAGGCTTTGTGGCGACGCACATTTGAGATCGCCCCGCTGTTGG